TTTGCAAAGGGATAGCCTCAAAAGCACCCATTTTGTCCATTAGAGTCCCACGTCTCAAAAAAAGCACCCGTTTTGTCCATTACGCCGAGAAAAACGACAACGGCGCCGATCAAAATGCCAAGACCATCGGCACCTTTGAAAACGGTCGCCGCAGCGGTGCCAAGGCACTCCTCTCGGCCAAGGCCGAGCTTGGCGTCGTGCCGCGCATCATTGGCGCGCCGGGGCTGGACACGCAGGAGGTCACCACTGAGTTGGTCAGCATCGCGCAAAAGCTGCGCGGCTTTGTCTATGCCCGCGCCGTCGGCAACACCAAGGAAGAGGCGGCCACTTACCGCAATAACTTCCATGCGCGCGAATTGATGCTGGTATGGCCGGACTTCACCGGCTTCGACGAGGCGGCCAAGAAAACGGCCACCATCAACGCCGTTGCCGTCGCCCTCGGCCTGCGCGCCAAGCTCGACCATGACACCGGCTGGCACAAGACCATTTCCAACGTTGGCGTCAACGGCGTCACCGGCCTCACCATCGACGTGGACTTTGACATCACCAGCACCGCCACCGATGCCAATTACCTCAACAGCAAGGAGGTAACAACGCTGGTGCGTGAGCAGGGATTCCGCTTATGGGGCAGCCGCACATGTAGTGACGATGCTCTCTTTGCCTTTGAGAACTACACCCGCACCGCGCAAGTCATCAGCGACACTATCGCGCAAAACCACCTCTGGGCCATCGACAAACCGCTGACACCGGGACTGGCGAGCGACATCATCGCCGGCATCAATGCCAAACTGCGCGAATTTACCTCTGCCGGCTACTTGCTCGGCGGCAGCGCCTGGTACGACTCGACGCTTAACAGCAAAGACACCCTCAAAGAGGGCAAGCTCGCCATCAGCTACGACTATACGCCGGTACCGCCGCTCGAAAACCTCAATCTGCGTCAGCACATCACCGACATCTACCTCATCGACTTCGCCCGCCGCATCGAAGCCGCCCAACCGTAAGGAGCCAACATGCTACCCAAGATTATTAAAGACGCCATTCTCACCGTCGAAGGACGAGGCTATGCCGGCATCATCGATAACATCGAGTGGCCGAAAATCACCCGCAAGACGGACGAATACCGCGCCGGCGGGATGTTCGGTCCGGTGGATATCGACCTCGGACAAGAAAAAATGGAGCTGACTTTTGAGGCCAGCGAACAGACGGCGGAAATGATCGCCCTCTACGGCACCTGCGGCCTTGCCGGGGTGAAATTCCGCATCAACGCCAGCGCCGAGAGCGAGATGGATTGCAGCGGCCACGGTATAGAAGCGGTGATGACCGGTCGTCTGAAAGAAATTGACCTCGGCACGAGCAAGCCGGGCGAGCTGCAAAAGACCAAATACACCGCGAGCCTCGCCACGTTTAAGTACAGCATCGATGGCCGCGTCCTCTTTGACATCGACTTCCCCAACAACATCTGCATCATCGACGGCACGGACATGCTGGAAAAGCGCCGCGCCAATCTGAAAATGTAATTTAGGAGCCCCCCTATGAACAACAACACCCTGACCCTCAGCAAAGCCATCACCCGCGACGGCAAACCCGTTATCGACATCACCCTGCGCGAACCGAGCGCAGGCGAGCTGCGTGGCATCAAACTATTCGATCTGATCCAAGGTGACACCGGCGCCCTGGTTGAGTTGCTGCCGCGCATCAGCACCCCGGCGCTGACCAAACAGGAGGCGCTCGGCCTAGGCCTGCGCGACACGATGCTCGCCCTCAATCTGGTCGCCACCATGATTACGGGAGGAGAAGGGGCTGACGGCAACGATGACGCGGGGAAGCCATCCCCCTAAGCGTCGAAGAAGCATGGGCAGACATCAACATTGTTTTCGGCGGCGGCTGGCCGCCGAGCGAGATGGACAGGATGAGCATCCGCGAGTTGCTGCGCTGGCACACCATCGCCCGCGAACGCAACGCGCGCGAGCAGGCCGCCATCAACGATGCCCGGCGCTAGATGCCGGGCACGAAAAAGCCGCCCGAAAAGGGCGGCGTGTAAAGAAGATTACAGTGGAAGATGTCGCGATAACGGATGGCGTCCGGATGCTTTTTGTGCAGCGTCCATGCGCTCTTTTTCCAAGCGGCTTTCGGTTTCAATCCGGCGGCGATCCCGTTTTGCCTGCCAGGCCCAGAAAACGTCAGTCAACCATAGATAGAGCGGTTCAAAAAGCACTTCGTTGAGGAAGGAAAAGAAGACGCCGATGACGCCCAACACCGTGAGAATGACCACGATCCAAAGCAGTACCCATAATTCCATGACACGCTCCTTTTCTCTTTCGATAACTGCATTGTAGCAGAACAAACCAAGGAAATCTTATGGCCGAACTCAATTTACAGGTGCGCCTGCGTGCCTTTGACCAAATGAGTCGCACCTTTGCCAACGTGGGGCGTGCCGGGCAGCGGCTGCTACGGCAATTTGACCAAAACCGCAACACGCTGCATCGCTTTGATGCCCAGTTGCGTGATATTGGCGCCTACCGCCGCCAGCAGCAGGCTATCCGGCAAAACAGCCAGGATCTGACGCAAATGCGGCAGCGGGTGCGTGACCTGCACAACCAGCTGCGCAACGGCGCGGCAATGGGGCAGAGTACCGCCGCCATGCGCCGCCTGCGCGACGAGTACAACCGCGCCCGGCAGTCGGTCCACCAGTTGGAGCAAACGCGCAGCCGTGAGCAGCAGCGCCTTGCCCAGCTCAGTCAGCGCTTGCGCGCGGCAGGCATTGATACACGCAACCTTGCGTCGGCAGAAGCACGCCTGCGTCGCGAGGCCGGACAGACCAACGACGCGCTCAACCGACAAGCCGACCGGCTACGCCGGTTGGCCGAGAGACAGCGTCAGGCGGAGGCGCGCCTCGCCCGTCGTGATGCCGGACTGGCGGTTTCGGCCAACGCCTCAATGGCCGGCTATGTCGGCATCAATGCTGCGCAGCGCGGCGCACACCTGCTCAGTGCGCCGGTGCGTGAATATATGGGGCAAGAGCAGGCGTCGACCGACCTCAAGGTGACGATGATGCGCGCCGACGGCACATTTGGCGCTTTTGAAGAAATCAACAAGCAGGCGAAGCAGCTCGGCAACGTATTGCCCGGCACCACCCAGGACTTCATCAACCTCGCCAAATCGCTGAAAGAACAGGGGGTCAAAGACGAAGTACTCACCAGCGGCGGCCTGAAAGCAGCGGCAGAGCTGGCGGTGCTGATGAACATGGGGCAAGAGGAAGGCGGTACTTTCACTGCGCGGATGATTGAAGCGCACGGCCTCAATCCCGACGACCTGAACAAGGCCGCTGACATGACCCAGCGCGCCTACTTTGCATTCGGCTTGAAAAAAGAGGACATGGGCGAGGCGATGAAATACTACGCCCCTAACGTCAACTCGCTCGGACTGACCGGCGAGGCCAACTACCGCAAGCTGCTTGCCCTGCAAGGGTTGGCGGCACGGCAGGGTCTGGAAGGCTCGATGTTTGGCACCAACTTCTCGATGATGCTGTCCAAACTCGGCGAAGGACCGAAGGCTCTAGAGATGGCGAAAAAAGGGATGAAAGGGGAAGCACGCGATGTCCTGAAAAAAGCCGGGGTCAAATTCAATTTCTACAACAAAGACGGCACCCTGAAAGACATCGAGAGCATCGTCAAGGAACTGGAGAAATTTGACGTTGTCCGCAAGAAACTGGGCGATGAAGAAGCGCTGCTGGCGATGCGGCAGATGTTCGGCGAACAGGGCGGACGTGTCGCCAAAATCCTCGCGCAGCAGGGGGTGGAAGGGCTGACTCAGGCGCTGGCCGATATGGACGAGCAGGCCGACAAAACCATGCGCATTACCGAAAAGACCTCGACTTTGTCTGCCGCCTTTGAGCAGCTTGAAGGGGTTGCCACCCTGCTCTCCGGTACCATCGGAGAAACCCTGCGCGACAGCCTGTTGTGGCTGAGTACCAACCTGCAAGACTTCATCGAGAACACGTTGCAGCCCTTCGTCAATAACAACAAAGAGCTAGTGAAATGGATCATGGTTGGCGCCGCCGGGCTGATTGCCCTAGCGGCAGTTGGCGGTACGCTGCTGCTGGTGTTTGCCGGCCTGAATGCGATGTGGGTCATGGGCCGATTCGCCATAGGCGGCTTGTTGGCAAACCTCGGTTTACTCGGTCGTCTATTCACGAGTTTTGCCGGTTTTGCTGCGGTAGCCGGCAAAGCGGCACTATCGGGACTGGCAACGGCCATCATGTGGCTAGGACGTGCCTTTCTCATTGCCGGACGCTTTATGCTGGCCAACCCCATCGTCCTCGTCATTGCCGCTGTCGTTGCCGCCGGCTGGTGGCTCTATAAAAACTGGGGCAACGTGATCGGCTTCCTGAAAGACCGCTGGGCGGCGCTGAAAAACTGGTGGCTGACCAATCCCGTTTCCTCGGCCATTATCGGCGCCTTCTCTGCCGCAATCGAATTCTGCGTCAATCTGCCGGGGCGGCTGTGGGATTTGCTCACCGGCGCCGGCACCCGCGCCATCGAAGCCATCCGCAACTGGTCGGTGATGCAGGCGATCATGGACATTTTCGGCCCCGCGATTGACTGGGCCACCAACAAAATCAACTGGCTCATCGACAAAATCAAAGGGGCGTGGGAATCGCTGAAAGGGTTGGTCGGTGCGGCGGAGGAAGGCAGCATCCTCGCAAACAAGACCGTCGCGGCGCAAGCGGAGCGGCTGTCGCGCGGCGACCTGGCAGCCGCACAAGCATTAGACAAGAAGCGCGAGGAGACGCGCAACGCCATGCGCAACGCCGGCGTCCTCGGCAATAGCAGCGTACCCAGGCCACCGGCGGCCAAGCCGCTGACCCCCGTCACCCGTGGCCAGCCGTTATCCAGCAATTACGCGCCGACGGTCAACGTCAACATCAACGCCCAGGGGATGGACAGCAAGGAACTGGCGGCGAACGTCAAGAAAGAGGTCGGCAGCGCCCTGGCCGCCGAACGCCGCAAACAGGCGGCGGGTATGCGCAGTGCAATGTACGACGCAGCCCCGGCTTGATAGGAGGAAACCATGCTGATGTGTTACGGGCTTTTTGTTTTCAGCGTCCACACCGCCCCTTTTGACAGTGTGCAACGCAGTACAGAGTGGCGCTGGCCATCCAACAACCGCACCGGCGGCGAACCCGCCTATCAGTTTATCGGGCGTGGCGAAGACCAAATCACCCTGAATGGAGTGCTGATGCCCGCCTACACCGGCGGGCCATCCAGCCTCAACATGCTGCGCGAAATGGCCGAGCGCGGTGAGCCGTATTTGCTGATGCGCGGCGACGGCAAGGTATTGGGCTACTGGCTGATCGCCTCGCTCAACGAAACTGCGAGCGAACTCATCTTTGACGGTAACGCGCAGCGCATCGAATTCCAGCTGGCGTTGAAACGCTACGACGGCCGCTATAGCGAGTACGGCAAACTCGCGCCGCTGCTGCCGCTGATTACGAGGTTGTTCTGATGACACCGATTTATCAACTCATCCTGGATAATCCCGCGCGCGATATTTGCGGGCAAAACGCGACATAAATGCGATGTCGAAAAGTTGCAATTATAGAAACCCTGTTGCGAATAACGAAAACCGCCGTAAGCCCGGCAGTATTTTTATGGGGTGAATTTGTACACCAAGTTGTCTTCGTAGGCGCTGTTTTTGTTGAGTCTGACTTGTGCAGTTATGGTCTGGTATCCGGCGATGCGCTCCCACCCTGCCGCCCGCGTCTCCATGATGAAAGACAGGTAGGCGGGCAGCTCGCTCCTCGTGCTGGAGAAAAATATGAACGGCGGCCGTACCAAGCGCATCAGGCGCAGAAACTCGACCATGCCAAAATAACCCGCTTTGCGGTATGCGCCCTGCATGGTGCAGATGTAGGGCGGATCCAGTACCAGCAAGCAACGCGGGTCATCCACGTACTGCGGCAGGAGCGTTGTGTAGCTCTCGTGCGTTATTTCCAGCCCTTGCAGGTAATCCCCTGCTGGTGGGTAATCACTCTGTCGCACGACGTTATAGAGGTCGGTACGCAGCAGCCAGTCCAAATCCGGCGCCTGTTTGCCGGAAAAGAGCAGCCAGCTGGACAGGCAGTCAATGTCCCGGTAGCCGTCAAAATCCCGTATAGCGCGCCGGACGGGTTCGCGGTCGCTGGGCGGGATTGGTTTGTTGCGGGGCAAATGGCCGGTCAGGTCGCCGATTATGCGTCGCAGGCGGTTAGTGTCGTCAATGTGCGTCAATCGCGCGGTGTAGCCGTCGTAGTCGTTATATATGACGCGGGCGGCCGGTTTGGTGCGTTTGGCGATATGCGCCAAGAGTCCGCTGCCGCCAAAAGCATCGACTATCGTATATCCCGCGCCATCGCCTGGGATGTTGCTATCAAGCAGGGCGGCAAAAGTGGCGATGAAACGGCGTTTTTGGCCGACGAAGGGAAGCGGTGCTTGTTTGTGGATGTTGAGTGCCATTACTTATCTCTGTATGGCACTCGCGGCGCTCTAGGTGTCTTGGGGAGAGGAGGTGCCTCCGCTCCGACAGGTTTGGGTGTACAAACGTCCGCAACGTGGGCATTTAATCGCGATGGTGCCGCGCAGGTCACGACTTTCGGCGAGTAATTTGTTGCAGGTGCAGCGGTGTTGCATGGTCGGCATGTGTCCTCTTGCGTCGCCTGATGTTAATCGGTAGGCTTGCCGCCCTCTCGCGAGAGGAGCGGATCTTGCTCGTGGTGGTCACACACCGCGGGGGCTGGCGCGCTGTTCGCGCGGCGCGCCGGTCGTCCGTTTGCTGTGGAGATTTTCAGGGATGAGCGCCGCTGGCGCGGTTAGACTGGTTTGGGATTTGCCAAAGATTAAGGCTGGCGTTGCGCCTGCCTTATTTTTTGCTGTTGAGCGGTAGCCGCAGCTGGGTGCGGCGCTGGATGAGCGCATCCACTTTTTCTTTGACGCGGAGCGAATAGCCGTCGCTCCAGCCATATTTGCGGTCAACGTCGCGCGACGGCATGCGCCGCAGGTCTTGGTAGGCCATCATCCAGCGGGCGAAGGTGGCGGGCTGTTTGGTGACGTAGAATTTTTCGCCGCTGAAGGTTTCGGCGAGGTGAACCAGCACGCGATTGACCGCCTCAGCGGCGGTCTCTGCGGGTATGCCTGCGGCGACGAGCGCGCTGCAGGTGTGGTCGGCCAAGGCGGCGAAAAATTCGCCGCTCTCGTTAATGTCCGGTTCGGGGATTTTTATGCCTAATGCAAAATCACTCATGCGGTCTCCGTGGCGCCTTGCAGCCAGCCTTCGAGCATGTTGTAGAGCTTGTTGGTCTCGTCGTCGGCAAGGTCAGCGAGGTTGTTTTTGCCGAAATAGCGTTTGATATAGCGGTTGAAGCTGCTTTTGTCCTTGCTCTGCACGATGCCGCACCGGCGCAGTTCGTACCATTTGCCGAGGCAGGCGCGTTGCTGGCGGGTGAGCGGGCGGCGAGCATCCTTGAAAGCGCCGAGGCGGGTCATCTCCGCCAGCACCAAGGCACGCTGCGCAGTCGTCATGTCTTTGCTGCTGGTTTTGCCAGTAAGGCGTTGCAGGAAGGCACGGTAGGTGTCGTCATCCATGCCGAGGCGCGCTTTGCCGATGTGGATGCGAGCGGTTTGGTTGCCGATATACATGGTCAGCCTCCGAGGGTTTCGAGGGTGGCAGCAAGCAGCGTCTGCGCGTGTTGCAGGTTGGCGATGGCGTGTTCGCGGTCGTTGTTATTTAGCGCCATTGAGGTATCTACCAGCGTCACGATCAGGCTGCCGACTACTTCGGCGGTTTTTTTGTTCTGTTTCTGTTCGGTGTTCATGGGCGTTCTCCATTTTTAATTGTCGGGCAAGGTTTTCAAGCAGAGCTTCGGTTTCGGCAGCCTCTTTCGGGTCGCGGGCGGTTTGTGGCGGTGATGGCAGGGCGGGGGGTGGGGGCAGGCGGTCGAGGAAGTGGCGCGGTGCCGGCCAGTCGGTCATCTCGGCGCAGAGGCGACGGAAGGCACACTCGATGCGGGCAACGTCTGCGACTTGCCAATCCCGCCGTGCCAGTGTTTCCAGCCATACTTCGGCGACGGTGGTAACGCTTTCGGCGGGCGGCGCGCCCCGCAGTCGCAGGGTGACCAGCTTGATGAGGCCAACGATGATGGCGTTGTGGATTTCTTTCGGCATGTCATTTGAGCATCCCGGCAAGCGCACTTACCGCCGCGCCGGTTTTGCTGTTGGTAGCGGGGGCGGCGTCCGCCGGGGTGGCGGGTGTCACCACACTGACGGCGGCGGGGCGGTAGTGGGTCAGCACTTCGTAGAGGTATCCGTGGTTTTTCAGCGGCAGGGTGAGTTTGCCGCTGTCGCGGGTGACCAGCACTTCCTGCATTGCCCACAGCCACGCGGCGGGTGGTGCGTCATATACCGCGCCCTTGCGCTCGATGCGCTGCGCCTGTATGTCCGGCAGGATTTCGCCGAGCAGTTTGGCGACGCGGGCGAAGGTCAGCTCGGTCTGCGTTGGGCGAAAGAGGCCGAGGTAGCGCACGGTCAGGGTGGCAAGGTCGCCGCCCAGTTGCACCAAGAGGCGCAGCGCGGTGCGGGCATCGTCGTGGGCAATGAGTGCGTCGAGGCTCAGGGTGGCGCCACAGTTGGGGCAGCGAGTTTTCATGTCCGGCTCCTTTCGGTACGTACATGAGTGATTTCGTCATTTGCTTCGTTGAGTGTACAAATCATGGCGTGCGCCCCGTCGTCTCCATTGAGCTCAAAAACGATCTCTTTTGCCCGCTCCTTGTTTGCCCAGATGATTTGAACAGCGGCTATCCTACCGATAAACCGGCGGATTTGCGCCTCTGCGTCGCCGCGTCTGCGCATGACGTGCTCGGCCAGCCCTTGCAGTCGAAAGAACAGCGCGGCGTGCTTATGTGGCGTGCAGCGAGTGGTAAAGCTCATGACCAGCCCCGTGCTTTAACCAGCGCCTCGGCGGCGGCGACCACTTCCTGCTCAGCGGCGGCGCGGCGGTAGTGGCGGTCGAGCGGATTCAGCTCCGGCGCTTCGCTGGCATGCAGGCTGGCGACGGCCTGCACCAGCTCTCGCTCGTGCGGCAGGGGGACGCCGCGCAGGTGGTCGTAGATGTCCATCACGAACAGCAGGGTGAGTCCGCCAAGGCCAAACAGGGTGATGAGCGCGCCGCACGCGACGTTGCCTGGTTCGGCACTGATGGCGCCTTTGATGACGACCAGTGCCCCCGTGGCGACGCAGAGGCAACAAATCAGCGCGGCATGCCGCTCAACAAATTTCAGCGCCTTCATTGTTGCCACCCTTTCAGTTGTTGTAGCAGCAGGTAATCGCTATGGCTCAGGCGCACGGTGTGCCAGCCTTGGCGGATTTCGATGGTGCCGTCGGCGTCGTGCAAGTGATAGCTCAAACGGATGCGGCGGCGCAGCCGCGCGACAAGCCAGTCAATCAGCGTCCTCATGGTTGCACCCCCTCAACTTCGTGCGGCGTGATCACAAAGTCCTCGACGCCCTTGACCACGGTGACGCCTGCCACGGTGGCGGCAATGTCCATCTCGGCGAGCATCGCGTCCTTGTTGACCTCTTCTTTCACGCGCACAAATCGGCCCAGACCGAGGGTACGCAGCGCTTCCAGCACGGCTTCCTGTGAGCGGATGCGGATGGACGGCGGGCGCAGGCGCCAGCTCACTTCGCCGGTGATGAGGTTTGCCGTTTTGCCTTTGGCGGTCAGCTCGGCACGGTTGGCCTCGCACCAAGTCTGGATACCGCTTTGCAGCTCCTTGGCACGCTCGGCAAGCGCATTGATGCCGTCTTTGTGACGCTCGGTGATAACGGCGATTTCGTCGTTCATGGCGGCGACGGCGCGGGTATGCTCGCGTTGCACGTCACCGAGGTCTTTGATCCAGTTTTGCGTTTCTTCGCGGCTCTGCGGCGTGGCGAGGGTTTGGGCTTTAAGGCGGGTTTTGGCCATGTTTATCTCCGGGTTAAGGGCGGGTTAAAGTGATGTGCGGGCAGCGGCGCGGCGCGTGGCGATGTATTGCCGGGTACTGGTCGCTTCGTTGCGCAACCAGTCGAGGTGGTCGTTAAAGAGGTATTGCAGGTCGTAACCGCAGGAGGTGATGACCTGGTCATCGTCAAAGGCACTGGCGCAGCTGGCGACGGCTTGCCCCTGCCACAGGGATTCGCTGCGGATGGCAAACGGCGAGCAGGTCAGCAGTCCGCCCGTGTTGTCGCCATAGTCCAGACGGATGCGGGTATCGCCGCTGGCAGGGTCGTAGGTGATTTTGCGGATGGTCTTGCCTTCGCTGCGCTCGACCAGCCATTGCAGCAGCACGCCGGGCATATCAGAGAGCTGCGTAAGGACACTGTTCAGCAGCGCGGCAAGTTCGTCTGCTTCGCGGCAGTGGGTGATCAGGGTTGTGTAGTGGCGGTCGCTGATGGCTTCGTCAAAGTCGTGCCAGAGCAGGGCTTCGGCGGTGATGATGTCCATGTTGGTCTCCTTAAATTGCGTTGAAGATGTCGGCGGTGATGCGGTTTTGTCCCAGTCGTGCCGCTTCATTGAGGGCGGCGGTGACGGTGTTGTTGACGATAAGCGGGTAGAGCAGGCTCATCACCTGTTTGCCGTCGGCGGAAGGGCGGGTCAGGCGGGCAACAAGACCGCCTACGGCATCGGCGGCGAAGACGTCCTCGAAAGCAACATCAAGGCGGCGCAGTTTGTGGGTGAGGTAATCGGCGACGAAGGCGTTGAGTGGTTGCAGCTCGATTTGTTCGCATCTGCGCACCACTTCGCGCAGGTCGGCATTGCGCTCAGATAGCTTCAGTTTCAGCTCCGGCTGGCCGATGAGGACGATGCCGAGCAGACGGCGCATCCCGTCCTCCAACTCCCAGAAGCGCTTGAGGTATTTGAGCATCGGCACGGTGAGGTCGTGCGCCTCGTCAATGATGAGGCAGTGCTTGTTACCGGCGCGGCTGCTCTCGGTCAGCAGACGCTGGATTTGCCGCGCCTTGGCCTCCATTGAGCGGCGCGGGGTGGCGGTGCCCTGGCTGACGTCCTCGATAATGGCATCGCAGAGGTGGGCGGTGGTCAGGCGCGCCTTGTCGATGCTTTGCGGCTGGATGACGATAATCGGCTCGCCCGCGTGTTTGATGCCCTCGATTAGGTCGCGCTTGAGCGTGGTTTTGCCCGCGCCGCTCTCGCCGATGATGGCGACGAACCCCGCCTGTTTGGCGGCAAAGAGCATGTTTTGCCGGATGTAGCGCTGCTCGTCGGAGAGATAGACGTCGTCGCGGGTCTGGACGTCATCGACGAAGGGGGATTTGGGCAGGCGGAAGAGCTGGCGCGCCTGTTGGGTTAAGACTTGCATGTCGGGGTACTCCCATGTTTTCGGGGTGGTTGGCCAGGCGACGGCGACGGTGATGCCGAGGTCGGCCAGGCGGGTTTCAATTTGCGCGCGGATGGCGGCGGGGTCGGCGGATTTGGGATATTCGTGGTGACGGACGATGCGGTTGATGGCGGCGACGCTGTAGGGTTTGCCGTCGGCGCGCAGTACGCCTGCCGCCAGTTGCGCCTGGCTGATACCGTGCGCGGTGAGGATGTCGGCGAGGGTCATGCAATCTCCTTGGCACGGGCAAACAGCGCCGGTTGCAGCAGGCATTTCAGCGCGTCCTCAAAGGCACTTTCCGGCAGGCCGTCGGGGTAGGTGGCGCGGATTTCGTCGTTGAGTTCCTGGGTGATGGTCATCTCGGTCGCGCAGTAGCGGATGAAGTCCAGCACCGGCAGGATGCGCTCCTCGCGCGGCGCGGCTTCGGCGGGGACAAACAGCGGATTGACCGGCAGTTGCTGCGGTGCGGTGGCGGCAACCTTGCGCGGGCGTCCGTGGCGCGGGAAGTGCTGAATCTTGCCCGGCGCGGCTTCGCCCGGAAACGGGTCAAGCGTGCCGCCAAAGGCCGGGGCGGATTTGCTGTTACGCAGCTTGTCCACTTCCTGCGCGTCGCGCGCCCCCCAGGCGATTTCGTCCAGCGCCTTGCGGTTGCGCGTGAGCGCGTCGTCCGGCGCCTGCTGGAAATGACCATCGACCGGCACGGCATCGGCGGCAAAGCCCCAGTCATCGACTTCCAGCGGCGCGATTTCGTAGCGCTGCATGGTGCCGAAACGGTCGGGGTGGCTGACCCAAATGGCGGGCGCGGCGTAGGGATTGACCTGTACCGTGACCGTCTCGCCGATGCGGATGTTGTCGATGTCTGCGACGCGGTAGCGGCGGGGGGCGGGACCGGGGGAGGCGGGGGGGGGGGGAGGGGTAC